TTATTATTATACATTTATATTGAAATTATTATTATACATTTATATTGAAATTATTATTATACATTTATATTGAAATTATTATTATACATTTATATTGAAATTATTATTATACATTTATATTGAAATTATTATTATACATTTATATTGAAATTGTTATAGATTTCTTTAAGTTCCAGGTGGACTCCAGCTTTTTTATTATCTGTTTCCCATATATTTCTTATATCGATAGTTACGGAATTATAGACACAGCCAATCCTTGGTCTAGTATATGTACCATTCTTTTCAATATCTGAATTATATGTTATAAAATATTTTCCATTTGAATTTGGTAAATGGCATTTTATATAAAAAAAATCACCCTTTTCATAGTACAATGAAGATAATTGAGAATCATTTGGTAATCCATAATTAGTTTTATAATTTATGTAAATTTTATCCAAAGAACTATTTATATATTTTAATAAATCTAATAATGACATATTTTCCACTTTATTAAAGCAAAATGAAATTCCCTTTGAGTCAAGCCAAGATACCTTTGGTGAATATAATTTAATTCCTATATTCGGAGAAAAGAAGTAGTTACGAAACCCATTTTTATATGTTTCTTTAAAAATAATTAATTTGTCCTGGATTTTATTATCACTTTCGTTGGCATTTTCATTGTCATTACGAGTTTTATTAGTTAATTGCGTAAGAATACCACTATTTAAAATAATTCTATTCATATAAAATTATATTAATTATATTAATTATATTAATTATATTAATTATATTAATTATATTAATTGTATTGTAATTTAATTTCAATTTCAATTTTTAATACAATTATCTCTACAATCATATCTACAAACTGGACATTTTGTACTCTGTTGGGTGAGCCATTTATTTATACAATTTTTATGATAGAAATGCTTACAATGTAATGACACAATAATATCTTTTGGTTCTTCAATACACAAATCATCTAAACAAATATTACAAACACCTTCTATATCTTCTTCTAATTTAATTATTTTATCAAACTCTTCACCCGAAAGAGTTATCTTAATATCTTCAAATGAACTAATCTGATTTTCTAAATCACCAAATTCTGGCTGAGAATTAAGCCCGCCCATTAATAAATTTAATAGATTTTCAGAAAATAAATTCCTAACACCACTACCCCGGTTATCTAATTCCGCCTGTATAGTGTCAATTTGGGGCCCAAATTGCCCGTATATTATATCTAAACGCGTTTGAATTTCCGAAGTAAGTCTTTGATTTAAATCAAGTTGAACGTCAAACGGTTCTTGTCTATTAGTGTCTATAACCGGAGTTGTATCGGCATTTTGTAAAAGTTGTCTTAAAATTCTTGTATTATGTAATATATTTTGATTTAATCTAAAACTATAATCATTTTCGTAGCCTGCGTCCCCGGGGTCTTCTATGTCATCTGGGTCTTCAAGGTCTTCATAACTATATCTTCTATTAACATGGTTTTCATAAACCTGATCCATTTCATATAAAACAGGAGATGATCTTGTTAATGGAGTAGAATTTATTTCATCGACGAATGAATCAAACATATTATTAAAAGTAGTACTATAAATATTTTGAGGGCGTGGGCGCCTATAAGTATTTCTGGTATGTTCATTTGTATTAATAAAAATATTTAGAACATTATTAAATAATTCATCCATATACCTTTTAATAATAAAAAAATTAAATTTAAATCACATTTTTTATTTAGTCAAATCTTAATGTATATTTTACACTCTGTTTTGTTATACTTCTGGATGCAGCTATACTTAGAGGCTGACGTTTTTTTTTAAATTCTTCTATTTCACTACCTTCACTCGGAGATTCTGATACGGTTTTAATTCCGCGTTTTATTTTAAGCGATGTCTTCATATCTTGTTCTATAATATTTAGATGATTTTTAACATATTCTAAAATGCTATTTTCAAAGCACCATTTAAAGAAACATAGTTGCCCACAGCTAGTTTCTATAAATTTCTCATCTGTATAATAAAAAAATATTTTATTTTTTCTACAAAATGGATCAAACTGTTTCTTACTGAATGATTTTAACATCAATTTATAATTCATATAAACATCCATCCTATCACCATTTGTTTTTTGTATGATTGTTCTAAATTTTTTAGCATAATTTGTAATAAACCAATCTAAAATTCTTAATGAAATTATACTATTTTGATCAACTATACTTTTTATCTGTTCTACATATTCTTGTTCCTTGTAAAATTCAGTTAATGATTTCATCAATAAACTTATTTTTGTATCTTGATTCATTTAGACTTAAAAGAAAAATTATTTTTAAATAAGATTTTAAAAATAACATAATATAAAGATACTTCTTATTAGATCGATGGGTAAAATTTCCAATTGATACTTTTATCCTTCTTAGCCATTTCATCTACTATTTTTTTGAATGTTTCATCTTGCTGACGCAATTTGTCAGGGCTCTTAAGTAAGAAAAAATATTTACTAAATTCAGGAAGTCCTAGTATCAAAAAGAATTGATGTAATAAATAACTATAACTTAACATATTTTTTCTCCCAGCTGCTTTATATTTTTCAAAGGGACCTTGAATTTGTTGAAACATTTCTTTAATTTTCTGTTCAATTTCAGGAGTTAATACAAAAGGCGGTCTCTTATTAATACGATTTATAATAGCTATTACATTATCATAATATGCATTGAGATCTCGCTTTTTTAAATATTTTTTAACCTTTTCTTCTGTTAAATTATTTAGATTAGTAATACGTTCTTTTTTAGCCTCCATAAGAACTATATCTAGAATTTCCTGTGGTACAGCTTTATGTTCTTTTGCCTGGAATCTTCTAAGCCATTCGTCCAGATGTGTCATTTTATCATATTTGAATTGCGGCCTATAATCAAATTCTTGAAGCTGCTTATAACTTAATTCGCCAGTTATAACTGGACAATCTAAACATAATCCACAATTATTACATACAATATTTGACATATCTATTTCTAAACGGTTATTGCAATTTTTGCAGAATATATTATTTTTTGAAAAAGTATTATTAATCTGCCTAGCTGTAATATAAGAAGGATCCATTATTTTTAAATATTGATCAACAACATCTTTTTTTTTAATATTTAGATCATAGATTGATTGTTCTATATCTTCTATTCCTTTATTAATCTCTGTTTTTTTTAATAATTCTTGTTCATCCTCTTCTAATTTTATATATTCATTTATTATATCAAATGTGGAAAGAATATAATCATTCTCATTTTTACCAGATATTACATTATCCTTTTCTTTTTCTAAATTCGCAATTTTGATTTCAATCGCCTTAATTTTATTATTGGTTTCTAAATAATTTAACATGTCGCAATTAATGTAATCTAATCCAGCTTTCTTCTTAAATTCTTCCATTTCCTTATTATATTTATTTATTGTATTATTAATTTCCTTAATTTTAATATTTTTATCACTGAATTCAAGCATTTTGTCTTCGTGTTTTTGAAGAATCGAATAGTGCGATGTATGCTTAGAATTTACATTACGCTTATTTTCCTCTTGATTCTCTTTTTTTTTCCTCATTTAAATATTTATATTATTGTTTTTAAACTAGCTAACCAAACCAAATTTCATGGTTTATTTTGAAAGTTATTTTAATTAGAAGATTATATATATGAAAATAAATAGGTCTATACTTATAAAATTTATTTATAAATTTTTTTTCATATTAAAGGCGGCCGCGGATGGATGGATAGTAAAACCAATAGATGAAAATAATTACGATTTTTATAAATATATATTAAAATCTAATAAATTATGCAAAATACAATTAAACGTGCCTCAGTTTTTAGATAATTATGCATGCGACCTAGCATTCCTAATTTAGGCTTGAACTGTCACCATTGAATACAGCGAAGCGAGTTATTCTAAAATTTGATTTAAAAAAAAAAGTATATAAACAATTAATGAAATATATAAATTTAAAATTTATTAGTTCAATATATAATTTATATACTAGTTCAAATATATTTGAAAATAAACAAAAAAGGGCTTTTAATTTTGATGAGGATAATTTAACATCTTATTCAAATATTTATAATTTAGCTGAGATGTCATATAATGCATATAATAATAGTGAATGGGATAAGGTTCCATATAATGAAACAGAGATTCCTGATTTTCAAGATACAGTAAAAGGATATATTTTTTCTGATAACGAAGATAAAAATGTTATAGTGGCAATAAAAGGAACAAGTTTATATTGGACATCTAAAAAAGGATCAGCTCTATCAAGCCAAACTGATAAACTTAATGATAATTTATTTTTAAGTTGTTGTTATTACAAACAAACTAATCTTTTTAATGGATTATGCAATGATGAAAATAAAGAATATCATACATGTTCTAAAGAATGTTATAAAAATTCAACTTCATTTGAACTAAATTATCTAACAATTGCAAAACAAATTATAGAAAATCTAAAAAAAAATAAAATTATAGATTTCGAAAAATCTAATATTATATTTACTGGACACTCTCTTGGTGGAGTAATTGCTACATATTTAGGAGTGATTTATAATAGACCAGTAATAACATACGAATCACCTGGCGAAAAATATTATTTTGATCATATTGGCTTAGATTATTCAAATGCGAAAAATATTTATCATTATGGTCATAATGCAGATACAATATTTACTGGCAAATGCAATGGAATAAATAGCTACTGTTATATAGCTGGATACATAATAAGAACAAAATGTCATATTGGTAAGACATGTATGTATGATGCTGTTAATAAATTAAAATTTACAGAATCATTATGGAATCATCGATTAAAGGTAGTTATAGACAAAATTATTCCTCATTGGCTAAACGATACGCCAATTTGCGAAGAACAAAAAGATTGTATAGATTGTCAAGAATGGTTACATACATAAATTTTAAAATTTAATTTTTAAGAATTTTTCTAATGATTTTTTAAAATTAACTCTAAGCCCAAAAGAAAATGCTACTGGGCGTTTTTTTAATATAAATTTAATAATATTATTCATATTACCAGCTGTATTACCAGCTGTATTACCAGCTGTATTACCAGCTGTATTACCTGATGTATTATGTAAATTTGGTATATAGATTATATTATTATCTAGAATAACATATAATACAGCTGCTACAACTGAGGCGCTTCTTTGTTTACCAGCATAACAATTAACTAATACATTTTTATTTTCTCTAATTAATTTATTTAATATAAATGGTATTACTTTATGATAATATTGCTCCATTAATAAAATATCATGTTCTAATAACGAATCTAAAACTGGAATTCTAAATGTTTCTAGATTTTTTATTTTACTCAAATCTTTACTATCTAATACTTCGTAAATATAAGGAATATCTGGCGTACAATTAATAATTACAGATATCTGATTTTTAACGAGAAAATCTAGATCTAATGTAGATTGATAATCACCAAGCCATAAATTTCCATTGTTATCTGTTTTATCAATTATCTTATTCGCATTATCAAACATGTTAATTAATATATTACCTATATATTCCATATAAATTTAAAAAATAAAAAACTTTTTTAAATAAAACTCGTCTTAATCTAACAGTGGTCTTGATATGTTACAACTATAATATCTTGACATAATTCTTTTATAATACTTTTTATTTTATTTCCAACGAATTCAATCGCGGGTTTATTATTCTTATCTTTTAACCATACATTTACTTTATCTTGATATTTTCTAATATTTACTATAACACCTGTAATTTCATGATTATAATCAATATTATTTTCGTCATCATAAAAATTTTCCCCTAAACAATTAAGAATTGTATTTAACCAAATATTATCTACTTCTGATATTTTTTTTAATTGAATAGACCATTTTCCACCATTTTCATTACTAGGATCTTCCCACATAGGTTTAATGCCATTTTTAAATAAATAATAATTTGAACCAAAAGAAAGAGTAGATGACTTTAAAATATTATTATATACACCCCAAAAATCTTCTACTGAATCAATTTTATGTACTTGTTTTATATTTTCAATCCAATTTTGATTAGTAATTTTCTTATTTGGACAATCATACCATAATACCCACTCATTTGTTAAAGGATGTTTTACATTAAATGAATCTTTATTATCAAATACAGTTACAATTAAATTTTTTTCTTTATTTGAATACGAATTCATTTAATATATTATGAAATATCAAATGAATTCATTTTTTATTTCGCTAGCTAGTATTAGTACCTAAAACTTCTAGATTTAACTTTCTTAAATATCTTAATCCCAATCTTAAATTAATACCATAAGTACCATCTTTACAAATCGGCTTCCATAACCAATTGTGAAGTGCAGCCTGAATAATTTTTGCCGAATTAAATATTTCTTCATTTTCAAAATCCAAACATGATAAAAATACCCAACTCCAATTTCGATCAATATGTGCATTTATAAATTTAGTTGTAATATTTGGATTTTTTGATAATCCATTGAAATCCAATTCGTCAATATAATATTTAATAGTATTTAATGATAAGTTTTTGTTAGATGATAACCCGCATACACCAAAATCTAATCTATTTTTATATTTTTCGATAAATTTTATATTAACTGGTAAATTTAATGATAATCCTAATGCTCCCCAATACCAATTTTTATGAATATATTTTTCTACAAATTCACATGTTAAATTAGAATTTGATGACAGACCGTTTAATCCCCAATGAAAATTGTCTTGCGTTTGACTTAATATTTTTTCAATAAAATCAATATCAACAGTTTTATTACTAGATAGATTAAATACTCCATAATTATAATTAATATATTGGAAATCTTTTTTAATATCAATGCATCTACTAAAATGTTCTTCGCGAGATCTACAAAAACACAAACGGTCCCCATTCCATTCATCAAAAATTTTATTATAATCTAAAGTTTTATCATAGTCCTTAAAAAATCCTATATGATCTAACCAATCAAAATCCCAATCTTTTTCTATATGTTTATTCACAAAATCAATTGTTACAACTGGATTTGATGATAACCCAGATACAGTAAAATCCCATTTTTTATATATATATTTTTCTATAAATTGCAATGTAATTTTTTTATTTGAAGATAATCCTCCAGCTCCCCAATCCCAATCTTTGTCAAAATATTTTTCCACAAAATCTGTTAAAACAGTCATATATTAAGTCTCTTTAAAAATAACTTTTCATTTATTTTTAAATTAATTACCACTTACCACTTACCACTTTACTTGCGTTTTATTATTCCAGATTTACCCATTTTTAAACTTTTTTTCCCAAATACATTTTTAGCTTCAACTACAACTTCTTTCTTAACTTCAAGGTCAAGGTCTTTAGCTTCAACTGTAAGGTCAAGGTCTTTAGCTTCAACAGCAGGGTTAAGGCCTTTAGCTTCAACTACAGGGGCAAGGTCTTCTTCAAGGTCAAGTGTAAGGTCTTCTTCAAGGTCAAGTGTAAGGCCTTTAGCTTCAAGGCCAAGGTCTTTAGCTTCAACTTCAAGGCCAAGGTCTTCTTCAAGGTCAAGTGTAAGGTCTTCTTTTTTAGCTTCAACTTCAAGGTCAAGGTTAAGGTCTTCTTCAAGGTCAAGGTCTTCTTCAAGGCTAACTGCAAGGTCAAGGTCTTCAAGTACAAGGACATCTGCAAGGTGAGTTTTACCAAAATATGATGGTCCCATAACTCCTATGGTAGGAATATTAGAAAGATTATCAAATTCGTCAGATACCTTTCCATAATATGGTTTGTTCATTGTTACTATAGTTATTTATATTTATAAATAAAATAAAAAAATAAATTAAGATAATAATTTTTACACTGATACATATTTATTTTTATTTTTTAAAATTGATTAAATAAAAATTCAAATAAAAATACTTATAATAACAAGCATTTTATTTGAAAATGGATTTACAAAATGAAACATTAGCACAACTATCTTTTTTTGAAAATAAAATAATTAAAATACAAAAATGGTTTAGAAGTTGTCTTTTAAGATTGAAACAGTTACCACTCATTATGTATAAAATTAAAAAATATTTAAAATTACAAGCATTCCAATTTTCAACTCAAAATGAAGATGGCAGAGTAAATAGTTGTATTGACGAAGATGAGATAATTAAATTACTTATTGAAAAGTTTGGTGAAAAAATTAAAAAACCAAAAATTAGAATGCGGTATGATATTTTAGCGCTTGATTATATGTATGGCTGGATTCCAATTAATATAAAAACAACAACAACAATAACAAACGATAATACTGGTAATTTAGCAATGTGTGTATATGCTTATACTGATGAAATATTGGATATTCATAGAGATAAATCGTATGAAAATGGTAAGATGAGTGATATACTTTTCAATAAATTAAAAAATAAAAAATATAATACCAATAACAAAAAAGATTATTATTTTATAGTGTTAAATAAAACAGATTCTAGTGATATAATAGTTAATAGCGTAAAAGGTTTGGCAATATTAACGCCAAATATAAATAATTTACCATTTCAAGTAAATTGGAGCAAAAATAAAAATTTTAAATATGAAAATATAAATAAAAAGATAAAACTATTTATTGACTGCTTACAAAAACCAAAACTATCTTGGAAAGAAGTGTTTATGTCAAATATAAGAACTCTTGATTTATAAGTATTCACTTGGAATATAAGAATTACATATTTGTCTATGTCCAATTTTAAATCTTCCTGAAAACATAAAATTATCTTTAAATGTATCGCTGTTTATGTATGATACTATATTATTCAAATTGCATTTTTTTTTTGGTTTAAGCATTATTAAACTACCACCAAAATAATTAATTTTACCTAAAAAGGATACATTTGATTTTCTTGTTAAATTATAAATATAAATACAATCTTTACCAAGATTATTATTTATAGTAGTAATATTTCTTGGCGTGCCCCATTCAAACCAATTATTTTCATTAAACTTTCGTATTCTTCTTTCAATTAGTTCTTTTTTATATTGTAATAAATGCTTATTGACTTTCTCATTCTCACAAGGGTAATTTTTTATATAAATGTATTTATCAACTTTATTTTCACCATTTAATACTTCAATATTACCAAGTTCTTCATTTTTATAAACTTCTTCTTTTCCACTAACAAGACCAACATAAATATCAAAATAGTCCTGAAACATTACACTATTATTATTTTCTTGTTCTCCAAAAGTAATTAAACCATTACTGTTTGTAATATAAAGTAGTTTATCATTATATAATACTTTTTTTTTAATTAAACGATTTTTACAATATCTAAATACAATAATATCAATAGATGCATTTTCAAACATTTTTTCATTATGAGGATGGAAAATATGAGTAAATGATCCATTTGTCATCATAATATTTAATAATTTAGAAGCACTTGTTAATTTAAGAAAATCAGATGGAACAATAAATATCAACTCGCCATTATCATCAAGTAAATTATAACATTTTTCAATAAAATCAATATATAAATTTCCTTTTTTAGTTCTAATATAAGGAGGATTTCCGACTATTGTTTTATATGTTTTTGTAATTGTTTGTTTCATAAAATCGCCATAAATAACATTATCCTTTTGGATTTTATCTAATAATTTAATTTTTGTATCAATTTCATACATGTCAAATATTATGTTTGGGATTTTATCTGTAATAAATGTAATTAAATCACCTTGTCCTATAGATGGTTCTAAAATATTAGATGGTTTATTTAATATAAAATCAAATACTTTTTCTTTGAGTTCATTATTGGTTGTAAAATATTGACCCAAATTATGTTTTGATATAGTTGGTATCACAGTTAGTATTTTTGTATCTATATCATTATCAATATTATTCATAGTATCTTGTAAATCGTTTGAAATAAATAAATCATTTTTTTCTTTAAGTGTTGTTTCATTAGCACAAAGTAGTTTTTTATTGATATGTTTATTATAATAATTTTTTTGACTAAATCGTTTACAACATTTTTCACAACTATAAACTTCCATTTTAGTTATATACATAATATACATTTCATTTCTTTATATTAATTTATTTTAACATTTTAAAATAAATCGCATCGCGATGCTCTCCCGATTTAGAGACAAAGAAAAAAGGCAATCAAGCGTTTAAACTTGATTGCCTATAATATTTTTATAGAATTATGGTAAGTGTGGGATTCGAACCCACGAAGCATATGCAAGCGATCTTAAGTCGCTCCCCTTTGACCGCTCGGGAAACCTACCTATGAATTACATATTCATAGCTAAGATAACGCTTCTGGCTGGTTTACTTGTATAAACGCTTGTTGCTGACACAGACGGCGCCAAGAGTACTATATGATATTTATCATAATTTTCAAAATATTCATTGTTAATACTAACTAACAATAATTTAATTCAATGTTTTTATAAATTATATCTTTCTTATAATAGTTAATCCTGGATTTAACGGTAATGTTAATAATTCTAGTTGTCCCTTATATTTTTGCTTTATAATACTAGGCACTTTGTAACAATCATTACAACCACCAGGATCTAAGAATGATTCTGCGCAAGGATATGTATCGTGTAAAAATACATACCCACCAACGGCAATTTGATCAAAAATATATTCAAAATCTTTTAAAACTGCATTTGAACTATGATCCGCATCTATAAAAGCAGCATTAAAATTAATACTTGATAAAACAGTTTCTCCAAATGTATCAGTTGGCATTTCATACAATTTTACGCGATCACTAGCTAATACGTGATGTTTAGTTAATACATTAATATCAACACCATAACACACTCCTGGAACTAATTTATGAATTTCTCTAAAATTTTCACCCCACCTAATACCGTATTCTATATAATTAGTTAATTGAGTGTATTCTTTTAATACAGAATTTATAATTAATGTATGATTAACAGATTCATCAGGTGGAGGTAATAATCTTCTATACATAGGAACATCACTATCCGTCCAATTAAATGTACCGTCTTCATTTAACCATTCTAGCCCTGTTTTATTTGTTTTTTTGTATATGTATTGATCCCCAATTTTAACAAATTCGATATCTTGTGATAAATCAGTATCTGGAGATCCTGAAATATATATACCATCTAAAACTAGTGAATCTATTCTATTTTTATCAAAAATATTATCGTGTTGAATACATAATTCATTAGTGTTAGTTGCACGTAAAGATTTTTTTAAATAATTAATTAAAGATTCCATTATAATTGATATTATTTATTGTTTTTAAATAACTTTAGTCGTTTAAACTTGATTGCCTATAATATTTTTATAGAATTATGGTAAGTGTGGGATTCGAACCCACGAAGCATATGCAAGCGATCTTGAGTCGCTCCCCTTTGACCGCTCGGGAAACCTACCTATGAAT